CTTGCCCCCTTTGCCATTCGGTCTTGAGCCTGGATTGCCTGCTCTTGGAGTAGCCCAAGATGAAGACTCGCTTTCTTTGATGTGGCGCGCCAACTTCACACGCTGAGAATACTCCTGCCTCTGTTGCGTAACCCAACTCTTCCAGTCTTCGGATGACATATTTGAAAACGGATTCTCCATCTGCTGTTTTGGCTGAGATGATTCCTTCGACATTTTCAAAGATAACTGCGTCTGGCTGACACTCTTTGATTCCTCGCTCGATGTGAGGGAATAGATGTCTGGGGTCTTCAGTTGCCTTCCGCTTTCCTGCAGAACTGAAAGGTTGGCAGGGAAAACCTGCTGACATAATAGATACCTTTCCACGAAACTTTCGGTATGGGAAGGTTTTAAGATTCGTGAAGATAGGTGCTGCATCCAAGAAGCCCTTTTCCATCTTCTCAACCAGGTTTTGGATAGCGAAGGCTTCGATCTCCACATAAGCGATTTCTCTGATATTTGGGAGAACTCTTCTGAGTCCAAGCCCAAGCCCTTCATATCCGCTACATAGCGAGAGGTGTGTAATTGTTTTGGTATTATCCACATTGTGTCTTTCTTTTTGGTGTTATTATTTTAGTTATAAGCCGCACATGCCTTCGCATTCAGCTTTGAAATCCCATACTTGCTGACCTTTGTCTTCGTCGGAGTCAAAGTCTACCTCAGATAATGGCTTACAAGAGTTGTGTAAATATACTTCCATTCTCATCTGCTCATTACTTTGCTTGAAAGTCTTTCTGATCTGTTTGTCGAAATCAATGGCTTTTGCGAAGTTTGTGGGGTCTTTGTCTCTGAGTCTTCTCCACTCTTCATCTGAATGAAAAGGGCAATAGAAGCAAGCAGACCGAGGCGGTTCCGGGTAGCCATTAGACTGCATCCAACTAAGGCATTGAGCGCGAGTCATTCTTTTCTCAATTAAGGGCCATCTATGTTGCGCCCAAGGGTCTCTAGAGTCTTTCATTCTTTGCAACTCATCCCAAGATATGCCAATCCATTGAGTAACTGTTGCTTCCTTTTGACCCCTTTTAATATTACATAATTCTTTTATCTTCTTATGTATTGGTCGAATCTTATAATCTGCTGTGCATTTTCTGCCTATCGCTGCGGTCTTCTTACCATTAGGAGAAATACCAAATAAGGGTATCAGTTGCCTTATGTATGTTTCTCCAACCTTGACCCCCTTGCCTGTTTCTCTCTGTTTCGTTGTAAGGGTTAAGGAGTCTTCAGTTAAGTCTCCATTGGTTACTGTATAGACTGGGAATGGAACTTGGGTCTTGAGATACTCTAACCAATCATATACCTCTTCTGGCTCGGCTTGTGTATCTGCAAAAATGGCAAAGTCCGGCATAGGTTTGATTTCTCCTTTAGCAGCCATAAGAGCTAATGTAGAAGATTGAACTCCTGCTCCTAGGCTCAATACATTGTATTTAGTGGGAGTAATATCGGATAAGAATGAGGGAGTATTCATATTTAAAATTTATTTAATTGAGTTTGTTCTAAGCAGTAGCTTTTGCCATATCCTAAATCAAGTAAGTTTTCTTCTTTGATAAGGTCGGCTTTATATACCCATCCAACAAATGAGACTGAGTTTTTATCTACGACCGCCAAAACATATCTATCTATGTCCGGGTTCACCTTTAAGCTAGCGAGCAGCTTGCCAGACTTGTAGATAGTCGATTTGATATCATACCTCTCTCCATTGAGTATGCCATCTGCAGAGCCAGATCGAGGTTCAAGTCCTAGATCAAAGAAGCAGTTGTATTTTTTCGCAAAGGCATACTCAGCGATAACCCCTCTTATGTCTGCTAGTGTGCCATTTTGATTACCCATCTTCCTATCGGTAATATTATTTCCACGAGCTACCAAAGACCTCATACTGCCAATGATTTGGCATGTAGCCATTTCTGATTCTCTGAGTGTTACTGTGACCATTGTTCTAGTTGGTTAGAAAGTAGTTGCCGGCGGTCTTGTGTATCTTCTTAGAGTCACTTAAAGTTTTTAGCATCCTATGTATAGTGCGGTTAGTGACATCAAATTTAGTAGCCATAGATGATACGAAGTCTGAGGGGTCTACACCTTGGCCTCCTACAGATTTGATTTCAGATAGTATGCGCCCTGCAGTAATCTTCTGCCCAGGACGCTTTAGCTTACCTGCATCCAAGTCCTTTCTAGGGCTGAATAAAGGGAAGTCCCATTCTACTACAAAAGGCTCTTTTCCGGGGAAGTTGCGTAGAGCAGAGTGAACAGTATAGCAGTTATCTTCCTCGTGGGCTGTAAGTCCCATAATGGTATCTGGGTCTCTAGCAAATACTCCAGAGCCGCTAACTCGATCTAGTGGGTCTTTCTCTGCTTGGTTACCCTTAGAGTAGTGCGCACCAAATGCTACAGAAGCCCCTGTCTGCTCTACTATAGCCTCTACCTCATTCATTAGGAGACCGATATCGCCGGCACTATTTTCGTCTCTGTCTCCTAATGCTTTATATATGGGATCTACTACAAGCAAGGCACAGCCATTATTCATACGCTCCTTCATAGCATCTAGGACTATACTTAGGTCGTTGGTCTGACCCCGTAGAGACCATACCTTTAGATTCTTTGGGACTCCATCTAATCCCATCGCCCTGCAGACTTGCTCTGATCTATCTAGGAAGAATAGATGTGGAACTTCAAAATTGAGATAGATAACATCGAGGCCAGTATCTACTGTATCATGTCCAAACCAAGGAGTCCCACTTGCCACCGATGCAGCCAAGTTAAGTAGCGTCCAAGTCTTATAAGACTTTGAGCCACCTCCTAAGACCATCTTTGTGCCTCTGTGTAGAAGCCCATCAATAAGGACTGGATAACGGATAATGATTTTCTTCTTTAAATCTTTGGGGTATTCGTCTCCCCCGGTCCAAAGAGATAGGTTTCCTATTATCTCCTCTCTCCTGGTTGGCTTTGCTTCCTGCTCTTCTTCTTTAGAATCATTCTTATTATAATAATCACGCCCATCTATTGGATTATTTTTTTCTCCAAACTCTTCGGCTAGAGACTTGGCAGCCTCTTTAAAATCGCCCCTATATTCTGCAGTAGTATATAATGCAAAGGCTGAGTAATTCCTAAGTGGCTCTAATGGGGAAGCTCCATCTGTGTAACAAAAGAAACTACCATCGCTTCTAAGCTCCCCGGAGACTCCCCGGGATTTTCCGGGCCGTGTGCAGTAGGTTCTGTCTCCATCGCCCCTCTGTATCTGCCATCCAAGCCTCTGCAGTATGGCTACAGATCGCTCTCTTATATTTGGAGACTCTTCATATCTATCTCCAATCCTACCCCCCTGGGGGGTCTTTTTCTCATATACTTGAGTAGAATTTTCTGCTACATAGACCGGCAACTCTACCGCATCTGGAGCGTAATGCACTTCGCTATCGTGGCTAAGAAAGCAAAGTCTGCTGACATCTTTACCACTTTCATCTGCAGTAAGACCATAGGTAGCCAAGTAACGCTTTGCAGATTCAAATGCCTCTGCATGTCTCTCAACACTCTTAGGGATTGCAAATATAGCCTTCAACCCATTGGCGCTTGGCGATACAAATGCAGCGACTATATGAGGATCAAACCTCATCTCATCTACCTTGCTCGACGGGGCTTCAATCTTGTCTACATCCATACAGATCAGACCAGAGTGTTCTGTGATATCCTTACTAGACCGCTTGGCAAACTGGCCACTAAACATCACAGCAGGAAGGTTTCTTTTGAGTTCAGATGCACGATCTAAATCTCCTCCCTCTGTTGCTTCTCTAACTGCAGTTATGTTTTTGGCAAATCGCCCGGCCCCAGTTCTGATCCATTGGATGACCTTATCGAGTTCAAAATCTTTGGTGGTCGTGCTTCTTGCTTGTTCGACGATGCTAATAGTTCTAGTTCCATAGTTGTTTGTCGTGCTTTGTCCTTCTGCCATAATAGTTTGTCGTTTAGTTTTTTCAGTTCCTCAATTAAATCTGATTTCTGCATATTGTTAGTAAATTAGGTTGGATAAAAGTAATCCGCTAGCAGTCCCAAAGGCTGCTCCACTAGCATAGATTAACTTGTCATATAAGTTAGATACTGCCGCCCTTTGTGCATTAAAACACCAAAGCAGGGAGATTAAAAAGCCTACGCATACAGCACCTATTATTTTGCTATTAGCTACCTGCCAAGTGTTCAGACATATTAGAGTGACTTGCAGATAAGCATATAAGAAAGTAGTGAATCTAGACATCTAGTCTCCTTCCATATTCAGCTATCAGAGCTGCGTCTACAAACCCATCAAAAGGCTTTTTACTTCTAGCTGTTCTCCTCCAATCTTGCGTGGGCCAGATTTCTTGAGCAGCATTTAAACCTGCTAGCTTTGTATCAAATTTGCCCTTCATACCCTTGGGCTTACTCCAAAACTGTCTTTGCCAAGTTATCGCCCGGATGCACTTGTATTTGATTTTGTGTGATACAAGCAGAGCTTTGATGACAGCAAAAGAATATGTCATAGATCGGAGTCCTGCCGCACTAGGTGCGTGTCCTCCTGGGTCTTCTACAATGACTGTGCAACAGTCTCTTTTAAAGGCACTATTAAAGAGGTCGGATAGGGTCTCAATGTCTATTGATCTTTTTCTACCTTCTTTGTAGGTAGGCATAGGTCGCATATCTTTTATTTTATGCCCTTCTATTGCTACAATAGCACCATCGAGACCACAATCTACCCCTATATATCTGCTCATTCTCTCTCAGAGGTTTCTACAAGCAGCTTCTCCTTACTTCGTGCTAGCTGATTAGATAGAGATTCTAACTCCTCTTCTAATTCTGAATTACGGGCTGTGAGAGCATCACATGCTCTAGTCATTGCACTTAATCCTTTCTGTAACACTTGCTCCGATGTTGGAGAGAATACAGCCTTAGTAGCTACTGCCATTTATAATAATCCTTTCTTGGTTAATTGTTTTTTCCACTTGTAAAAGCTCGTAAAATGTAATCCGGCCATAGAACAGATTTCTGTCCTTCTGTAATGCGGATAAACATTTTGTAGTCTAAATACCTCTTTTACATATTCCAACTTCTCTTGGTCAGACAATGCGTTATGTAGTTTGCAAGTGTCCTTAAAGACTTCAGCACTACCAAATTTTCGTTCACAGTCTTCATTAAGTTTGATTTCTTTCTCAATCCTTTGGTGCGCCCAATGAACGAAATTAGTGACTGAATCTGTATGAGTTTCATATTGTATAGACATATAATATAGCTTTGGTAACTTCTATAAATCTGTGTCCAATATTCTACTCTGAGCGCGTAGAACCCTATCTATGTGGGATATCTTTTTTTCGATTTTATCTCTTTTGATAATCAAAACTTCCCGGTCTGTAACGAGCTTTGTGATCTTGGCAGATACTAAACTGCCTACTCTGTCTTGCTCTATCAACATAAGCCCAACTCCTCCTCTATAGCTTGTAGCATATTGCGGTATTGTGGGCGCTCACTTAACTTCTTTTCGGCTTGCTTCAGAGAGTATGTTACTGCACTTCTGTCACGATTGAAAGACCTAGCGATTTCTTGGTCTGATAGGTATAAGTGATCCTTTGCTATCTTATAACAAAGGTTACGGACTAAGACTACAGAATTGTGTCTTGACGCACCTCTTAGTATTTTCTGGGGCTTACCAGTTACTTTGGTAGCGGCGTTAATGATTGTGTGATTATTGATTAGTTTAGTTCTTAACATTATGATCGTGGGTCGTATTTCTTGAGATGCCTCCAGATGGAAGCTATATTAGTTAGAACCTCATACTCAGATTCTAAAGTTTCTTGGTCATACACAGCCTTTTCTATACGCCCAGGTTCGGTAGTAGATATATAGATATTGGCCCCGTAGCATTTATCCAAACTCCCAAATGCAGCCATAGCGTAGGCGGCAATCTGTGTGGCTTGGTAATCAAAGGGAGTGACTTTAACGCCCTCTTTGGTCTTTTTAGTTTTGAAGTCTATGATGATATTAGCGTTGCCATATTTAGCCATCATATCGACTCGCCCTGCATAGCCTTCTGCACTATTAACGACTACATCTTCCCTTCGGATATCAGTAAGGTTAAGAGTGTTTAGATACTCTATGGTAGGGTTTACATATTGTGCTAAATCTTCTGACGGGCTAACCCCATCGAAGTATGCGTCTATAGCATCGTGGATTTTAGTTCCAAGCTCTGCCGCATCGCTAGTTTCTTCAAAACTTCTTTCTAGCACTCTAGCATAGTATCTATCATCTGGCTCGCCTTCGTCTCTAGAAGTCTCTAGCGTTGCCTCAATAGCTTTGCCAAGTTTCCATCGATCCAACCCCGGTTTTGACATTATACCAAATAAGGTAGTCACAGAAGGAAGCAGGTTATACTTCCTTGCATCACGAAGAGTAGTATTCCTTTCCCCATCGCCCTTGCTTTTCTTTATAGTATAAGCAGGAACACCATCCCTGGTATACCAATGGGAACTTACTAAATCGTTTTTCTTTTCTATTGTAGCCATAATTAAAAAATAGGGTAGCGCCATATCAGACGCTACCCCTTTTAGGTTAGAATGGGCAGTCTGCTTCGCTTCCTGCTTGCGGATTCCAAGGAGCAGGAGCGGATGCTACTGCCGATGGAGTTGGTGTGGGACTCGCAGGAGCTACTGGAGTCGGAGCTTGCGGTTGTGCAAACTGTTCAATCGGTATGATCTGAGCGCTATAATCTGCCAAACTAGTTTTAGCAGGTGTAATGCGAGCGATCTTAGGATATGTAGTCCCCATCTGAGATACTACATGTTCAACAGATATGACTGCACCTTGTCCTTTAAGTGTGCAATAGTCCCATCCATACTCTGGAGCTTTACCAAGCCACGCAGTCAGAAACTTGTATAATGAAGACTTCGGAGATCCGCTTATCTTCATCTCAAATGTCTGAACCTTGTAGAGTCTTCCATCTTGTGCTTTGAGACCGAAAAGAAAGCGAGTAACATCTATGTCCTCCATCTCTTCGGATTGATATTTTTTACGAGGCACGGAAAATTCATCCGCTATGTCTATACAAGTAGCGACATAATCGCCACTTGGTGCTAGTTCGTCTATTTGAAAGCCAGACGAGGATTCGGCTTTAGCTGTTAATACTGCCATAGTTTTTATTGGTTTAGGTTATGTGAAGCTATTGCGTCACGCGAAAATAATTCTTTTTTTACTTTTTCCCAATACACTAAGGTAGCTTCCTTTTTATATCCATTAGGGCCACCATTGTGTATGCGAGCTATATCTTGTATAGTTACTGGCCGACCGATACGCTTTTCAGTAGCGTATCGAGACATATAAGCCAGAAACATATCTATTGATTTTTCACGATCAAAAGCGTCTTCGTGCTTCCAATCCTTGCCGGCAAACTCTGCTGCATCTGCAGCATATGAAGCGTGTATTTGCAGCGCTCCATAAGCCAGGCCATTATCTCCTATAGCCTGGTCATTACCGCTAGATTCAACAGTAATGAGGGCTAGAATAAGGGTCATTATATTCATAATAGTGTTTTTTATTGGTTTATTGCCGCCACGAGGATTCGCAGCGACATAGTAAAAAAAGGCGAATAACCGGGGAACAGTCAATGATTAGCTGTTCAGTTGTGCAGTAAAATAGAGCTAAAAATACCAAATATGCCCAGATATTGGTATTTTTAGTAAGTTATTCACACTTTTTACTCTTCTTCGTCTTCTTCTGGTGTCCAGGGGGGCGGTTCATCTTCCTCCTCTTCCCAGTCGATTTCTACATCTGTATCATCGGCTCTCTTTTCTTCTTTAAGCATATCGAGAGCTTCTATGTAGAGAGCTTTCTCTACCAAAGAGTTGTTTGCTTCGTGCCACACGCTACCATCCTCATACTGGACTACGATAGCATAATTAGGGAAGTGTTCACCTAATATTGCTTTGGCCTTTTCGTATCCGTCCTCGGTAGCCTGCATAACCATCAAATTGTATGTTAAAACATTAGGTCGCAAATTCTATTATCCTTTCAGCGGCTTTATATTCATCATTAGCATCGCAGACCATATCTATATACATTTTGTTAATCGGTTGCTCGCTTGCATGACTATCTATCCCATACTCAAAGCCGGTGCGCTCTAGTAATATTACAGCCCCATCCTGCCGCTCAATCCATTCTGCCTCATTATCAAACCTGCAATCATCTATAATAATTATTTTAGCTCCTTCATATTTAGCTTGTAGAACTCTTTTCTCCATAGCCCACAGCCAGATATCTTCAGCTACCATCCCCCGGCCCCACTCTGTTCCGAGCGTTTGTAGGAGTTGCCTGGCACTTTTACCCAAGCCAGCAATAGGAGTTTCCTTCATGCTCTGATCGAGCATCAAATCACTCCGGACACCCATCGCCTGCAGCATTAGGCGCATAGGATCAGCAAATGACATTATCTCTACCTGCCTATCTACATTACTTGCTATGGCTTTTGCTACTGTAGTTTTGCCAACTCTCTTAGGGCCAGTTAGTGCTATGACTTTCATACTGTTTTGAAGTGTCTTGTAAGCAATCCCTCAGTCTTGTGATATTCAAAGGCGCTAGCTCCTTTCTGTGATCCTATATATCCAGAATTAGCGTGCCAGGCGTCTGTAGCACAAAGTGCTTCTAAAAATTCGACTACCAACCCGCTCTGCTCATCAATCATGACCGGGGCGATAGATTTTTTATGATGCACGTGACCGCATTTTAGATGCCTATATTTGGTAACGCCCCACTCTGCTGCGAATTCTGCTGCGATAATCATAGGCCACTTAATAGCCGGGACTTTATCACCGTGCGCCCATACTAATAAATTATCTCCCCATATGAGATGTTTGCGTGGGCTAGGGCCAGTTTTAACCTCGATGTTGCGGCACTTAGAGTAGAAAGCCTTGAGGACTTGCCCAAGCCATAGTTCTGAGTGATTGGAGTGATTACCCTCAAGAACTACAATCTCCACTTCTGGGGCTATTGTCGCAGCGATATTAACGCATTCTGTGCAAGCCGATATTATATAATTAACTATACGGTGATAGCGTGAATCAGCGTCCAAAATATGACCGCTCCCAGGGGTTTGGTTTGTTCTGTTATCTACGTGAAGCATATCGCCACCAAATACTAGAACGCACTTGCCGGGACTATCTGCCCGGCTTGCTAGGGACTCTGTGGCAGAAACCATTCTCTGAGCTGCAATATCACAGTTATAGTTCTCATCTAATGTCTCTTTCTCATCGGCATACATACCTACATGAGCATCATATATATCGATCTCAAAGAGTATGTCCTGCTTTATTCCCCTACCGCTTTTTTTAGGGACTTTACCCTTGCCCTTAACTTCGCTGCAAAGGCCAGAAACTACATCCTGCAAGAGTTGTAAGGAGGGATATTGCCTTCTCCACTCTTGAACTACTTCCCCGTCGGCATTGTATTGGACAGTAGAATTCTTAATATCTATGTGGTCTGGAGTCGGAGCTTTAGACCTCCAGGGGACATCCCCATTCGCCTCTAGTGTCTTAATGACTGATCGCACATAAGTTCTGTTCTTCCCCAGAAACTCTGCTGCCCCTCGATAGCTATTAGTTTTTAGGTATGCTTCTAAGACTTGTTTTTGCTTATTAGTCATTTATGTAGACTGACATGTATCAGCCGGCTGTAAAGGAGTGGGCTACTTCCTTTTATTATGGAAGTCGAAAAGAACTTTTACCTTCTCTGATAAAGACTCGATATTATAGTGCATTTTAGCTAAGACTATTATTAAGGTTATTAGTCCTAATGCTACAGGCCAGAGAGCAGATATAAATCCTAGCAGTTCATTCATTTAACCTGGGAAGATCCGAAGTAAAAACCTACGATTGCTAGGGCGGTCTGCCGGACTTCTGGCAAAATTGCATATCCACTAACTAACTCCCACTTTTTGCTAGAAAATAGACCGAACAGGTAATTAGTATCCTTTTGAACTGATACTCCTATGTCTGTAAAAGATATTAAGAAAGGTGCAGCGATAATAGCAAACATAGTGCAGACTACTATAAACCTGCGTATCCAGGCCCCAGATGCTCCACCTCTTTTTGAGGCTGCATCTGCACTAGCATCAGCTACCTCCTGCTTCTTTATTGTTTGCTCGAATAATCGAGCTTGGTTCTGAGCCTGTGTAGCGATCATCTTCATTATGAATCCGCTTACACCGCCTCCTAGCATAGCTATAAGTTCTGGGGTCATTGTTTATCTAGCCTATGCTTGGCATTACCTTTTTAATATTTCTTTTGTTAGTTTATAAATAGAAAGCCCTAAGAAGATTAAAGTAGCTAGCCCTACTACGAAGCTGACTACAGCGTTTACGCTTTGTAATTCCATACAGGCAAAGAACCCTGTAGACCCTACTGTTCCTCTAACTAAAGTTTCCATTATTAAATTAAATTAACCCAAGCTCCATTTTCATAGCCTTGAAACTTGTTGAGAGTGCTATTATAAATAACCATCCCATTGACAGCAGTAAGAGCATCTCTCTGGGTAGTAGTCACCGCTCCAAATTGAACAAAAGAATTGGCAACCATTTTTAAGTTAGTTGCGAATTCAACTTGGTCAGAGCTACCAAAAATAACAACGCCATCTCCATTGTTGTTTCTCAACTCTCTTCCGTCTAAGTCTATGGCAGTTTCTCCGTCATATTGTATTTCAGCAGCATCTATTACTATTCCGGTGCTGCCACCTACTTCGACGTGGGCTGAAGCCTTTAGAACTCCCCCGGATGCTATGTTTGCGCCAGTAATGTCTCCACCAGACATTACAATATTTCCATCATCATCTACAAACTGAAGCTGACCGCCATCAAATTCTAGGTAGCTACTGGTGATTGTAACATTGTCTGTAAACTCTGCTCCGTCTATCGTGGTTGATCCTATTAAATTAGTAGTTCCTTCAAACTGTGCATCACCATCAAACTGTGCATCTGCACCAAAGGTCGCAGTTTCACCGAACTCTACTTGATCGTCAAACGAGACCTCTCCACTAAATGTTGGATCTGGAAATGCTTCTAAAAATGCACTAGCAGATGGAGGCATGCCGGGAGGTGTAGGAACTGTTCCATTGAAGCTCTGGCCGATGACTTCCCCCAAAATAGTTACAGGAGCTTGCAAAACAGTCGTAATGTTGCCGCTACTGCTTGTTAATTCAATCTCGAAGAAACTCGTTGCTGTTTGTTCAGTTGCAAGTAAATCGTATATGCCAGACGTATTTAGGTCTAGTGTTCCATTGATACCGCTACCAGATATATTGCTAAAGGTGCTAGTAAAAGCTAGTGGATTTCTATAAATCCTCCAAAGCCAAGTTTCTGGAGTGCTGGAGTCCCCGGTAATCATCCGGGCTACATCGACGGTGCTGCGAGGGCTTAAAAGTCTCTGATCTATAGTAGGTATTGTTTGTGTGCCATTAGCAGCAAATTGTATTTTAAAAACAAACGGGGCTAGCTCTGTAACAGTAGCATCGGCAACTGCAGAGTCTATGATTGCTTCTAACTCTGAAGCTGAATGATTATAATTTAACGTGTTACTGGTGTCTATTGTATAAGTGCCAGCATTGGGCCGGGCGTCTGACCCACCAACCGCTACCCTAACAGAAGAATAGCTTTGTATGTTTTGTAACCCACTACTATTTACTGCATAAAGATTCAAATCAATCGAATCTCCGGCTACAAGTTGCGTAAAAATTGCAGACCTAAAATCTGTAGCACTTCTAACACTTGCAGCTCGCAAGTTAGTTGCATCTAAATTTATATATAAAGATCGAGCCATATAAAACTAACAGGATGTCAATTACTCCTGCCACTCTTCATGGCTACGAACATGCTGAATTACCTCATCAAAAGTTTGATCCAGGTCGATTGGCGGTCTCCACCCTGCCTTATATATTTCGCTGCTATCTAAGGCGTATCGAAGATCGTGGCCTGCTCGTGTTTTATGAAAGTCTACAAACTCATATTTTAGCTCTTTGCCCATCCTGTCGGCAATCTTTTGGGCTAGTTCCAGGTTGGTGATCTCCTCTAGTCCGGCTATATTAAACTTGGTCATCCTTTTGCTTGGGCCATAAACAGCAAAATCTATCTTCTGAAGCATAAATAACCAAGCATCGGCTAGGTTTCGGCAGTCTATATACATCCTAGAGCCTATCTTACCTGGTTGCCCGTGAACTGTAACAGCCTGTCCCTTATGCACTCTCGACACTATTTTAGGCAGATACTTCTCTGGGTCTTGCTTAGTCCCAATCATATTCATGCAATGAGTAACACCTACAGGGACTTTATATGTTCTCCAATAGGCAAAGGCTAGAGCGTCTTGAGCAGCTTTTGACGCTGCGTATGGATTAGACGGAGCTATGACATCCCATTCGTGGTGGCAATGCTCTCCATAAGCCGACCCAAATACTTCGTCGGTTGAGCAATGAATAAATTTCTGCAATCCCGGAGCGTTCCGGGCAAATTCCAAGATATTGCCCATTAGCCTGGTATTGGACTCCCAAACATAGATGGGGTCTTCTATTGATGTATCTACATGGGATATGGAGGCACAATTTATTATATAATCTACTGTGCCTATTCTAGCCTCAGTTCTCTTAGATATAGGAGAATTAAGATCATGGCAGATCATAGTGTATCGAGGGTCTGCTGAAACTCTTTCAGCATCTCCCATATGCCGGAAAGAATCGAGTCCGATTATCTTCCAATCTGTATTATTTATAGCCCACTCTACTGTGTGAGATCCGACAAAGCCGGCACTTCCTGTCACTAATAATGTTTTCATATGAATTTATGGAAAGGAGTTCTCCTATATCTTAGATGCCCTCTAGTTTCTCCCTCTGTTTCGTGATAACTCTTTAGGACTACGAGTCCTTCCTTTTCGTCCCTTACTACGTGGTCGCAGATTGTGTGCGTGATGCAGCAAAATCGCAGGCCCTCTGGATGCCACTTCCTCCAATTTAGATATAAATCTTGAGTGCCACCCCCATCATACCCGTCAAAGTGTGCTAGCGAGGCTGCCTTTTTACTCATTAAAGTGCAGCCAAGGCCAGTCCAGTCTGTCTCAATTACTGCTCCTCTCCCAGTTCCGACATGGCTATTATCTAGCCACCCTCTGCGTCTCCACTTCTTAGAGTTAAGCTCAAAGACATTACCGATAGGAGGACACTTCTTAATTCTATCCTGGATGCGAGTCATTCTTTTATGTTCCTTCTCAAAAGACTCTATAGATATATCTTTATTATCTAATCTCTCTTTACAGGAATCGAGCAAAATTTTTAGCTTACCGGGGAGAATCCTCTCTTCTGGTAAAAAATCCTCTGCAATCGGATGCGTGTAGCTTCCATATCCTCCTAAAAAACTCCCTCCTCCCTGCGAAGGATAGGTAACAAAAGCGACATCATAGTATCCATCATCGAATCTAAGCATATCTAGAGAAACAGATAGAGCGTTATGTGGAACTAGAACATCTGCCTCTACGCTCCAAAGAAGGTCGCAGCCCCAGTTACGAGCGCGATCAAATCCTACAGACTGAAGGGTAGCTATAAGAATTTGCCTTTCTTTTTTATAATGTTCTCCACCTTCTTCTAGATCAATAGATAATATATCTCTATCAAATCCCTCTGTAATTTTTTCTAGTCTGCTCTCACTCTCTTTGTCTGTAACGAGTATGAGTCGATGTTCTATATTTTTTGAAGCGTAATCCATAGCGCACTTGACCCTTCTTAGACATACCTCTAAAGGGTCAAGATAGGATTTAGTTGCTACAATTACTGTCGCTACTTTAATAGAAGCCTGGTCTAGATCGTGCATATGTTTTAGTTAATATAGCTGACCCAGGGAAATTTTGTGATCCAACAATCATCTCAGTTCTAGTAGATATAAACAATGGAGTATGCTTGTCTAGCTCAGTAGAAGAACTCCCGTAAAAATTATTCAAATTTCCTGCGATTTCTGTAGTTTTAGCAGAGTCGTTTCTATCTACTAATGTCATTTTATGACTGTGTGCGTAAACAATAGTCCCTTGAGAATCGTAATGTCTACATCCACCAAAATACAATCTTAGCCCAGTAGCACCGCCATACGCTGTTGTATCATGGACAGTTAATACATCGGCTATACCTCCTGCTCCATCAATATTTTTAAATATCTTATCAAAGTTTCTATATCCTGTAACAGTATCAGTAGTATTAGTTGTGTCCCCGGTAGGCAAAGTGCTAGTAACTTCAAGTGTGCCTGTAAAGGTCGCTCTAGATTCTATTCTGCTCCCAGTTCCGTCATAAGTTATGCTATTATTTAAAGCATCGTAGACAGTTAAAGTTTCGTCTCTAATTAAATATCTAAATCCATTGATAGAAAATATTTGAGCATTAGGGATGGCGTAGCTCTCATCGGTCATAGTTGTAACAGAAACAACTGTAGCATCATCACTAGCAGCAGGAAACGATTGAGTCGTTGTAGACAAAAAGGGCGTAGTGTATTGTATGTTAGGAGGGCGCAGATTGTCTCTCTGATCTATTTTCGTAGTGCTATCAGATATATAAACTATGCCTACGACTCTACTAGAATAGGTAGCAAGATTAGGTCGCGGAGCAGCCTCAATTATAGTGTTCCTTTGAGATATATTTCTAATTAAAGTTTTGCTTACTCCAAAATCAGCAAAACCTATACCCGTAAATGAAGTTTCTGTATAAATTGATTCAGCTATAAACCTAGACGCATCTACAAAACTTTTTACTTTATCGAGATCAAAGTAGGTTTGAAGCGTGGCTACTGCTCCCTTTTGATTGTTACTAGTGAAAGTATAACTTGTAGCTCTATTATATGTAGTAATAGTGCTTTGACTTTCTGTAGTATCTGACCTATTTTTTGTATCACTACTTGTGGTATCAAAATAAAGTGTGCTTATCCCTACTACTGTGTCGCTCGATGTCGCTGCTTTTCCTTTGAAATTATAATTATTATAATATGTAGCTGTCGGAGAGTTACTATTTATAGTTATAATTGTAGTCTCTGTAGATGAAAACCCTACATAACTTTTCCCCTCCAATGTAGTTGTAGTAGGCCTTACAAATACAAACTCCCCAGATGAGGTCTCTGAGCCGACTGGTGACATTTGTAATGGTATCCTACTAATTTCTTTATCACCAGTATTTATTTCTACAAGCGTAGAGACTTGATCTGTCTTAAACGTAGAGAAGTCTAAGGAGCCGGCTAAACTAGTATCGGTAATTCCATAAACTCCCCACCCTCCTTCATATACATTTGAAGATACTCTGATAAGTTGAAAATCATAAGGAGAAGTAACTGAATCATTTGTTTCTTCGACTGTAGTATATGTATAAGTCTCGTAAGTCTGAGAGGCATCTGTAATAGTTACAATATAACTTCTCATAGTATCTGTATTACTAAGAGAACTCGGAAGGTTATAAACTTTTGAAACTTCTGTAGATGTAGAACCCTCAGTTAATCCTCCCGGAAATCCCTCTTGGTCGTAGATGACGCGAGAATCAGTAGTGCTGAAATAAGAAAAAGAATTTTGTAATGCGCTTACAGAACTGCCAGAAGTGCTACTTGTAAAGCTGGTTTGGTTAGGCTCGCCCGATGCTGTAGTAGAACCAGCCTCCGTGTCTAAATAGGTAGTTGTAAAAGTGTGTGGGCTGTCATTTGAATCGTAATAAACTTCAGATAAACCGCTAGCATAGATATTGTTAAAACTAGTTGTTCCAGCAGTAGTATTACCTCCTGTCGATATTCTGGTGTATGCTGCAGTAGATTTGACAGTTATACCATCTGAATCTGCTTCGTATTCAAAATCAGTTTTACTAAGACTAGATACTGTGTATGCTGCATATACTACCTCGTTAATTGTCCCAGCAAGATTGTTCCGAGAGCTAGTGGTAGTTCCATTGTTTTCGTGAGTAGATCCCCCATTGCCGCTTTGAGTCCTGCCGCCTGCTATGCCTCGAAAGCTAGCTCTAGATTCATAAGAGTTGTCTCTTTTAAATAAATTAGAATCACGCTGAGTTGAAGCTATTTGAGAACTGCTCGCTGTTAGAACTCCAAAAGTAGTAAAGGTATGAAATACTGCACCTTGATTACTAGCTGTAAAGGTAGGGTTGCCAGTTGTTTCACTTCCAAAAGTGTGATCGGTCTGAGAGTAAGTTGTAGTAGACCAACCTGCATCTTTAGATCCAGAATTGTTTACTTCAGTATTCCCAGAAAAGCCATTACCGATTCTTGAAAGCGTTGAAGTCCTTCCGGATTCTGTTGTTACCCCTAAAAAAGTATTTGTCTTACTAATTCCACTTGTTTCCAGTCCAGGTATTGCCCCTTCTTCAGAGTGTGAAACGCCGCCTTGAGTATAATCGTTTCTAGTCGCATCTGATCCGTCTGATGTATCGTGAATGACCTGAGTAGAACTAGACCCAGTAGTCCGACCCTCTGGAAAACGAGAAACAGGCATCCTTGAATACCCTATAGAGCTAACATAACTAGCGTAATTTCTAGTAGGAATCTCCATTTTTATTTAAGATACCTGCCAAGAATAATATATATCGTGGTCGTATTCTCCAATATCTACAGTTTCCTTCGGTGTTTGAAACTGTTCTTTTACGCTTGCTGTTAGATTACCAGTTCTTATTTGGAAATGGTCTAAGTCAGTTATAGTAGCGATTAGGACTTTAAAATCTCCGGGAGCTTTATCTTTCTCAATCTTAAATGATTCTGGAGGGCTACCATCTACTTTTAGCTCTGCTGAAGATATTTCAGAATCATTATTTATGCTTACCTCTACAGATAAATACTGAATGTTAGAAGATGAACTAAAATCTACCCCTCCTACTGGGGTTATTAGTTCATTATTTATTGTCCCCGGGTTTACTGCTATAAAATCTTCTCGAACCTCTATTATCTCTAGAGCTTCATAGCTTCGTGGATTGGCTGCATCACCTCTTATAGATATGGTCAATCCTCCATTCTGATCCGACTCTATCTCAATACCATTTTTGCCCTTAGAATTAGTAATGGCATTTATAGTATCTATAATTTCATTAGCCTTGTCTGTATCTAATAGAGATGGAGATTCGCCTTTCTGGAGTCTTGGGATCATACCTTTACAGTAGAAACTATTTCATAAGTGTGCTTATAGTAAATATTACCTGCATATATTCCACTAGCTATCCTAACTTTAGGAGAGGGAGCATCGGTCTTAAAAGCAAAAGCAGTCTCGGTATCTATGCTAACATTTACTTGAGGATCGCCAGTTCGTAACATATATCCTACATTAAATTCTCCATCTGCAAACGAGTTTTCATCCTGCGAAACAGCAAATGCCATTTTAGTATCAATATTCCCATCTTTGATTTCCTCTGCTGTTAGTAACACGTATTCATGTTTTACTCTGCAAGCTACATTTATAGTCCCACTCTTTTCTTCAAAACTTGTATAGCCGTCTTCATTAAAAAAGTTTACATCGCTAATAGATTGAACATTCAAATAGTTAAACAGATAAGCTGTTCCGATTGTTATTCCTCCTCCACCTATAATGCTCACGCCTCTGAACTTTAGATAGGGTATATTTATAGACTCAAAGGAATACCATGTATCTGGGATTTTAGCCCATCGAGTTGTGACTTTAAAAAACCCCCCACCTATATCGGATAGAGTTTCTTCGTAAGCATAATGTAGCTTATGAACCTCGTTCTCCTCTCCAACTAAAAGAGGTATATAGTTAGCTTTATCTACATACGATACTGTAGCTATAACATCGGATGTAGGGATGCTTGAGTCTTTTTTAAAATAGTTAGAGTTAGGGTCTAGCGTCTTTTCTCCATCGACTAGCGTGCTGGGCAAATCTCCAAATCTTTCGTATGACATAATCTACTGTGAAACAAATTTCCCCTCCAGAGTTGCGTTAATCTTTTCTAGTAAAGAATTGGTATCACCCTCCCCATCTATCTGCTTTTGTAAACCTGCTTGCATTTCTTTCTCACTAAACTTCTTGCCCTTTACGCCACCGACAAACTGTTGAAAAGACCCGTCCCCCATCTTTTCAAATCTTATATCCTTTCCGTCCTCTGCCTTGCCTTTGCCTGCTATGTTGGCGGCTTTCTTGAGATCATGGCCAGTTAGCGAGCTTCTCTTTTCTCCTTCTTCTCCTTCTGCTTCTTCTCCTGTCTTATCTCCTTCTAATACTTCTGCTTCTTCTCCTGTCTTATTAGCTAGAGATGTAGCTTCCTCTTGAGAGACATTATACTCTCTCATTATATCTAGGATTCTCTGCGCGAGAGTCGCTCTTTTTTCTAGAGCTGCTTGAGCTTCCTTATCTCCTTTAGCTTGCTCTCTAAGAGCCTCGAGCTTCATGTCTTTAATTTGTTCCTCTAGAGCTTCGAGCTTCTTTTTCTTTTCCTCCTCTTCGGTCAGAGCCTCCCCATTCCCACCTTCTCCTGCTTCTCCTGCTTTGGGTTTAGGTGCGCTAATTCCTTCTAAATCTCCTGCCGCTTTGATCAAATCATTAAAGGCTTTCAGTCTATCTTTGAGAGCTTTTGCTCTGGCTGGGTCTGTCTCTGTGGCAATTTGATCCTCAAGAGTCTGGCCTAAATCTTTAGCCTCTTGTATCTCTTTATCTCTTTCTTTAGCTCTGTCTTCCGCTGCCTTTTTCCTCTCAGCCTCCTCTTTCTTTATGAGGGCTACTCGATCCTCAATCATCTTCTGCATTTGCTGAGTCCCACCTCTTCCTCCGGGTAGATCATCAAAAGCTCCTTCTGCTTGTAGGTCTAGTTTGGCCTTGAAAGTGATTTCATCCATCCCTCCCATAAAGAGCATTTCGCCTATAAAAGTCCCAAGATTTTGAGTGCCTTCTACTATCTTTGTAAGCATTGTAGATAATGCTCCGGTAAGCGTGGTAACAGCCGGGAGTAGAGTAGTTCCTATCTCTGTTCCTGTCTCAGCTAACTCTTTCTTCAAAAACTTAACTTGATTGGCGGCACTATTGGCGGTCGAAGCCGCATCTCCATTGGCAGTCCCCAGGTCTCTTATCATTATCGACTGAACAGCCAAAGCCTTTTGAGCTGCGTTCATCTGGCCTACGCCGTCAAATATTCCTAGATTTAACCCTTCCTGCTCTAGCCTCGCCTGGTTAATCACAATACCAAGCTGCTTCATCGGTTCAAACTCCCCGGAGATAGCACTTCTTATCTTAGTAAATGCCTCCTCAATCGGTAGGTTATGGAAACTGGCTATGTCCCCGGCTACCTTTACCAACTCCACAGAAAAGGTGTTGGCTGCGTCTGAGTTCAAACCAAAGGCTTTAGCCATAGAAGCAAATGTAGCTAGAGCGTCCTGCATCTCTGCAGTAGTGCTAGGAATAGTCTGTCTTAGTTCCTCTACCTTTTCATTCATTTTGGCAGTTGCCGGCCCAAATACAGATTCAAACTTTGAGGCTGTTTCGGCAGCTGCCAGAGCCAGGCTACCCATACTTTTAACCAGTCCGATGCCAGCAAATGCCGCACCGACCTTCATAAACTGGCCTACAGCTGACTTACCAAAAGCACTAACTCGCCCTTGTGCGGTTTTAAGACCTCTTGAAAATGCTTTGGTGTCTACACCAAGTTTTGCTAGTAGTGAAAAATTAGCCATTGTATCGCATCCTCTTATATTCGTTAGCCCTTGCCTGCTGAGTTATTCCATTCCGGAGACTATACTTATCTCCTAGATTACGCTTTATAGTGCGTTGTAATAGCTGTAAACAGCACGACATGGGAGTATCGAGTATCTGTGCTAGACTCCACCCATAAGAACTCGCCAGGCTATCTATGAGAGTGCAAATATAGACAGAACTTTGATTGGTGTTATCCTCTTTTTTATTAGATCCGCTAGCAGGCATATCGTTAAATGCGGAATAGTAGAAGCTGATTACTTCATTGCGTAAGGATTCTGATCCTTCTAATGCCCTAGCTATCTTTCTAATCTGTCCTACCTTAAAAAACCTTTTTTGCTCAATAAGAGTCCAAACTAAATGCACATAATCATCTAGCTCCGGGGTTTTACCGGTAGTTATCCGATTCTCAGCAAACTCTAGCTCTAGAATATCTTTGGGAGTTATGTGCCTAAGTTTAAAGCACCCCACCTGTTGGGGGATACCTAGAAGACTCTCTAGCCTTAATCTTTTCTCAAAAGCTATTGCTTGGTCGATGCGCTTTTTGGCGGCATCATCAAAACTAACCGCCTGCCAAGCCATGTTTTATGAAATATCTGTTAGCGGAGTCAGCGAAGACTCTTTCATTACAAATCCAGATATAGACAAGCGAACATAATCTTCCTGAGCTTCAGTAACTTCTACCCCAGTTATTGCTATTAGGTTGCTGTCATAACTAATGGTATCTCCTATTTTTGGAGTATCTGAATCCACATTCTCTCCAAACTGAACTCCAAGGCTCACTTCTATCCTTTGTGGCACTATTTGAGAGCCAATGGGTTTGCCATTGCCATCATCAATATCTACCCGGTTGGCTGTAATGCTTTCAGAATAGCTTTCAACGATGTAATTTGTTCCATCAATAGTAGCCTTGCCAGCAGTAAATCCAAACTTCTGTGTGCCGTCTTGTTGTCCTGGTGAGTATCCCATAATATAAAATATTTTAACTGTTAATCTTTAAGTATCCACCTAGATTGAATCTTTGATAATCGGCTGCGGTTTCTGTTTTTTCTACAGATGTAATCATCATAATTGAATTTTCTCCACTTGTTTGATATCCAGAGGTAAGAGTTATTTCTGCTCCAATCTCAGGTGCGCTGCCTGTTCCTACTTGAACTGTCGCTGTGACTTCAGTTCTTCCTGTAGTAATTGCAGCCCCAGCAGGCTCGCCATTTCCATCGTTAATATCGACCCTATTACTAGTCTTGCTAATAGAAAAACTCTCTACTACTAGACTATTGATAGTGGTTTCGGAAATCCCAAATAGTTGGTCTCCATCGTTTGTTATTGCCATATCTAAAATTTTTAAAGGTTAGTTCTAATAAGATTTATATTGTCAATCTAAGATGTCCCACCTCGATGAGTGTGTGCAGAATTTGATCTCATAGGTAAGAGTTGAAATCCCCAAGTCTCCATCTACTTCAAAATCTGTTCCAGCCGGCCTCATATACTTAACTGAGTAGTCCTCTAAAATGTATCCCTGTGAAACTGTAGGAGCAGGATCAGAACCGCCTGCTGATACAGTAGCCCAAGACGAAACATTCCAGGGATGGAATCCGCTTGGTGTTCCTGTGTAGAAAACAACATCTGAGCCGTCTTCTTCTACAGATATTTCCCACTCATTAGAGTCAGTATAAATAATCTTTCCGTAAGAAGCTCCAGATGGCTTTTCATAAGTGTATCGGCCAGCGTGACCGGGTGTAGAGGTTTTGCTATAAACTCCATTTACTATAGAAGATCCTGCTCCGGTTACTATAGCGGAGTTTATTGAAGCAGTTGTCCAGTTACTAGAGCTAAGAAGCATAGACTCTCTGACCTTTTTCCTTATTGCCCTATGAGTCTCTGCAGGGGTCAGCCCGGTAGAAGCGTCTGTGCTGCTATCGCTCAGATCGCTGATTATTCTAAGTATAAAATTCATAGAATACTGGGAATAATTAAATCTGTCTTGCTGATCTAAAGTTGAAGGATCTTCTGCACCCTGCAGTTCCGCATTTATCTCTACGCGAGGGATTGTAAAATTTCCTTGGTCTAAGGAAGCTACAAGCTGCAAATCAGAATAAGCGCTTAAATCTGTAGCCAGGAAGCTCTTAGCTGCAGTTTCAAAATTTGTCTCAAAGTCTAATATATTCATAATTATCTTTCAAACTCCGATGCACAGTCTAATCGTCGAGTAACTCCTACAGCATCGTCATGAATTGTCATAACTTTAAAGCTAGTAGTTCCGTCGCTAAGAATCTCCCCTTTAGATGGAAGAGTAGAGTAATCGGATTTACATATATAAAATTTGGTGTCTATATTTTCTTCTCTACCATCCTCAAATATTTCAAAACTACTCTCTGCGTCTTGTTTGTTAGCGGTGTAGATATTTGTATCTCCTACTTCAACGCTACACACTACTGGGCCACCTGCTGGCCCAGTAACAGAATAAGTTACAAAAGTAGATGACCTGCTTAGTATTGGGAAGATTCCATTATAATCAGATACGCTCGATCCGCTTACCTTAACATAGGTCGCAGACGTATCTAATCCAGTCACCGATGATATTGTAACGACAGTCCCAGAGGCAGAAAGCTGCCCTACTTGCGACTGAGTTAGAACGACAAATTTGGAAGACAAGGTTACGCTTATCTGAGATATAGCGAATTTTAGATTATCAGTTATAAGATTCGTTAGGCTCATCTACTAAGGAGACTTGTGTAAACAAAAAGCCCTCCCGGATAAGACCGGGGGGGCTTTGAATACATACTATGAAAGTATTTTAGACAGCAGCGATCTTCTGACCTGCGTGAGTGTTAATCACAACTTCGTCTACGCTGTTGTAGACACGAAGGACATCGCTCTTGATTGGCTCATCACGATAAACTTCTGCTGTGAATACTCCACCATCTGGGCCAAACGAAAGTGTGCGTCCGAAACCTCCGTTAGCGAAATCGCCACCGCCTACTTGTGCAACATAGATTTCACTTGTAGACCAGATTTTAGATCGGTTAGAAGTGTTACCCTTGGCATTGCTATTGTAGCGAGTTGGAGTAACGATGATTTCATTGACACCAAATGCGTCCAGAAGGACTTGGCGGTTGGTGTATGTTCCATTGCCATTGAAGATGCCACGAACATCATTGGTATTGATCATCTCATTAAATAGAGAAGTCTCGATGATAAGAGCGACATTGTCGTAGAAGCCATGTGCGTTAAGACGCTCTACTGCGTTTTGGATGTCGATGATAGGCTTTGCATCCGCAGCATTTGAAAATGCTGCTGTAGCGTCTGTGCTTGCGAAGTTTGCACCAGTAAGGGCGGCTGCACAACGAAGTTCGTGGCCGACCATAAGGTTGCGTTGTAGCTTCTGAGCGATTGCGGCAGATGCGTCTGATACGCCTGCTTCACTTGCGGCAGTTTCGTCTTCGTCCGGAAGAACGCCTTCAAGAGCATATTGAACAGTAGCATAAGTTTGCTTGTTGTATTCAAAGTCTTGGCGTGGGAATAATGACCCGGCTGCTCTTGCTTTAGAAGTGTTGTTATCAAACTGGTCTGTGCCGAAGGTTGGATACTCGCCAACTTTGCTAGAGACATTACGAACTGGGAAGATCTTAGTGCCTACGAATTGGTTTTCCCCAATCTTGTTAAGGGCTTCCGATAGAATCGGATTGAAGGATGTATTTGTGTATAAGCTCACTTTTTAAAATGGGTTAAAGATTATTGAAAGAAAGCGATCTCGATTACATCTCCATCATCTGCGGCTGCTTCAAGAGCTACGCCAATGCGAGTTGCGTTCGCCAAGGATTTTTCGACCTTACCACCTGTGTGAGTAAAGACGTTGTCCCCGGCTGCGATTGCTTCAGAGGCAGTCACATATGCTGTGCCACCTCCATTGATAAGTGATATAGGAGTTGTTTCGCCACTTGATGCGCCACGAGTTGTGACACCTACAACTGGCAATAGAGTGCCAGTTTCTGCTTTGACTACATCTCCGTCTGACTCGATCTTTACGACAAGATACTCATCTAGAGCTTCGCCTGCCTTGAAAGACCGGATAGAATTCTGAACTGTTGTGCTAGAAGACATGATTATATATTATTATTGGTTAGAGTTTAAAAATTTGTGGCTGCTCTTTTCCTAAACGGATAGTAGCTGCAAATTCTGAAATGCCATGTTCTTTGGCAAATTCTGCGATTATTTTACTGCGGTTAGCCTGGCTTGGCTCATAGACATCATCGCTAGTAGATCCTTCTACTAGTTCTGTGCCTTCGATCAACTTTTCTAGCTTTACGACCTTAGAAGAAAGTTCTTCGGCTTTTGCCTTCATCTTCTCTTCGTCTTCGTAGTGCTTGTTAAGTTCTTCGTCCTTCTTAGCCATCTCTTCCTCATGCTCGGATACAGCTTCTTCCTTCTTAGCCATTTCCTCTTCATGCTCTGCAAGTTTGGCTTTGAGTTCCTCAATCTCTTTTTTGAGAGCTTCAAGTTCCTCTTCCTTTTCATCGAAGGACTTTTTAAATCCTTCAAGCTCGGCTTCTGCCGCGAGTTTCTCTACTGAAAACTGTGTAGCCTGCTCGGTCAGAGAAGTCTTTTCATCTTCTAGAGAATCATTTAATTCGATAAGTTCTGCTTTGGTCATCTTATGATTATTGGGTTTGTCAATTTTACAAAATAATCCACGCTGATTCGCAGCAGGACTATCCACGAAGTCTGCACTAGATACTTCGTCTACCCTAATAGAAGGATAATCAAACAAAGCATCATCTGGCCTTTCATCGGTGGCAACATCCCCCTCTGCTGTAGACCAAGCACTATCGGCTGAAAATACTATAGAGAGACCAAATCTCTCTGGCATCTTTTCAGCCATTTCAAATAGTCGGTTGTATTTACGAGAATCATCATCCCGGAAGGACTCAAATGCCTGGAAGTCTCCCAGCAATCTATCTCCTTCAATTCTAAAGTTATCAAACATCCCTATCTCACGAGTAAGGCGATCTTCAAAAAGCGCTCCTCGGTGGGTTATGTAAGCCGGCAACTTAGTGCCATCTAGCTCGTCCTCGATAGTCTCGAGCGATTGGCTATCTACATATAGCCCGTGACCCAAAGCGGGGCCAACAGATATTAGGGATACAGCAGACATAGTTCCTGCTTCTTTGTCGATCTGCGTCTCAGTCATGCTGGACGCACTAAATGCAAATTGGGTTGGCATACTATTCATCTTCTGTTTGTCAATTTCAGCTAGTTTTGATATAGCCCATTCTACACCAGAAGTTCCTCCCCAGGCATCCCACATCAATCCACCGCAGCCTTCGCCATATGGGACATCCTTATGCTGTTGGTGTCTTTTGAATGAAGCCATCCGGGCGATGGTAGCTCTAGTTATTCTTTCCTTATTGGCTAATTGGTTAGCTCTTTTCCATCCTACCGGAGTCCCACAATCGTTATCTGGGTTGTCGGATTTGTATTTCAAAGCCCTTTTAGCGTTGTTACTGGCCGACTCCGGGTAGTCGTTATAACTCTCCTGCATAGATATTCCGGTAGCTTTCCACGCTGCACACCAATATTGAGGTCTTACTGGAGCTTCAAACTTATCACAGTAGTAACGATGTTCATCGGTCTCTTCCAGGTGTGTGCAGTTTATACAGGCTTGCCCCTTTGTATCTCCGTCCTTACGGCTCTTGCGATACTTCTCCGGTAATTTAGATGGGATTGCTTCTCCGTCTGGGTATCTCCGGTGACTGTCAGCCTGCTTTTTATTCCCGGCTTGTGGATGAGATTTTGGCAGCAGGTCTGTGTCATGCTTACCACTTCTATATTTGAGATTCCGAAGCGCATACAGAAAGCTATTTACCCTTGCTTGCGCCCATTGCTC